AGGAGACCACCTATAGATTAGCTGCGACGCTATAGGACGTTCTTGGCGCTCGTAATCTCCAGTGGGCAGCGCGACGCGCTGCTTCGTTTGGAGCCACTCGTACAAGCCGTATTCGTCATCGTATCGGTAATCAGCCGAACGATACTTAACGGAAGGTACTTTCCACTCATCGCGATGAAGCGACCGGTTGAACCGATCGGGACTCACGGGAGAGAGAAAAGAAACCTTTGCGATGTGGACATCTGCCCTTGGTACAGCTCGCCACAGTGTAATCCTCGAGAGGATTGCATCTGCAAGTCGAACTGTCTTCCAGAGACCGGCTGAGTAAGCCCGGTTCCGGAAAGAGGCAAATGATTTCACGAGCGTTGCTTCGGCTGATGATGAGGGTACCTCCTTACGGAGGCGAACTACGCTGACCGGATGGCCATCGTAGTACTCTTCACCACAAGACTCTCTGAACTTTCCAGTCCAGAAAGACTTGGATCTATTGACCTTGAGCCCAAGGGCTTCAAGGCGGTCGATCACAGCTTGAGCATGTGCGGTGGGGACGATTAAGTCATCACCGTACACGGACACCTGACCCCATAGCTGTCGGGGCGAGGATACAGAAATGCCGCTCTCCAGTAACACGGATGCGATCACTGTCGTAAAGACCAGTGCCTCAACCGGAAACGTGAGAGCTGAGCCCATGGATGCGAATTTCCGGATGGGGTGATGAACCCCACGGACGTCCGCAATCCTACTCCTTGTTGCTGATAGGTACTCCCCAAGGTGGGGGAAACCGTCAACAAGAAGCGCAACGAGTGGAACAGACACACGGTCTGAAGCCTCTGAAAGATCGAGCGTTGCATAACGCCCGGTCTGAGAGGCTTCAAGAGCCATGTGCTGATTCCTGCTCTGATCCGTAAACCCAATGACCTGGCCCCACTCGGAAGTGAGGACCTTTTCCTTGATCACCTGCCAGAGACCCTGCTGTGCATACTGCACAGAAGAGGGTTCAATAGCAATGATTCTTGGGGTCTTTTGGGTTTTTGGAACATGAGTAACCCTCACGGGTATCTCGTCACAGGACTCGACGAGACCTGGGTGAAGACCCACTGGCAAGTTGGAACGATACCTCCACGAGGGAAATACCGACTCAAGCCGGTGAGTCCAGTAAGGAAAGCGACCCCTCTCAGGGTGGCTCAACTTATCTGCAACACTACCAGGTCCATGTTTCGGCCTCAACTCAAAGTGAGCGATCTCGCGATCGAGCTCTGAGAAAAGGGGACGGAACATCTTCGTTGCCTTCTTGAACCAATACAGATGGTGAACATCCATCTGCGTAAAGTCAACAGGCACCGAAGCGTCAACATCGAGATAAGTTTGATACGCGGCATCCACCCTCGCGGGTGTACATTCGCGCTCAATCTTACTCGTCAGGTAGCAAACCTGACGAATGGCCCAGATAGCGTCAGCTTCTGGGTCATCTCGTAGCGTACCATCAGGTGCGAAGATTAGCTGAAGGAAACCTCCGAATAAACGGGGGAGACCGCAGCGATCGGTTTTGAAGCCGATCAGTGCTGTCGTCAGCCAATAACCAGCTGCAAGGCTTTGTTCAAGAGCCTTAGCAAAGCTGGGGAGGGTGATCGTGAAGAACGAATCACCTTCCTCTTCGTGCCGCCGAGATAGGGTTAACCAATCTCGGGCGGTATCTACAGCAAGTGCAGAACCAACGTCCTGCAACACGGTTTGGTGGAGTCTTGCAAGGCTTTTCATCATGCCTCCTTCATTAGGGGGTCGGTGATCCTAGCCTTTCAACTCACACGGATTAGTCGACAGAGCGCGAACGCCGATATCGACCGCGGTAGAAGCCGAGTCTGTTCAGCCACTGCTTCCAGAACATTTCCTTGCGGAATAGTCTGGCAAGCTTTCTCTTTTCCTTGCGGGAAAGAGGAAGGCTAGAACTCGCCGGCAACGACCTTGGTCGTATTGGCGTTGGTGCTTGCGGTGTGCCATCCGAGGGCGGCCACGACGACATCTTTCACCTCCGCTTCGGTAAAACCGACGCGGGGACGATCGATGACGAGATGGGCCGTCACGGAGTCCTCCGAAAGGAGGCCAGAGATCGGGTTCGTTACGACCTTGGTAAGCGTGAGCTTAGACAAGGACCGGTAGCGATTTCCCGCCGACTGGGACACCTCGAGGCGAACGCCGTTTGCGCGATCGGTGAAGACGGAACGAGTCTTGTCAGACTCAGTCTTCACCAGCGTGCGAGCGTTCGCTCCGATAGTGACTGTCTGTGGTTCGGTGAGCAAAAGGATTCTCCTTTTCAGTTGTTGTTCATGTTACTCAGATGTCGATCTAACGACCTCGGGACAGTCCCAAGGCCGCGAGGATGGCAAGCTGAGAGGTGTTCAAACCTCCGAACGTACCAACCGTGAACCCATATGGATTTG